CGATTTTTTAATAGATTTATATTCATAATGAAAATAAATCTATTAACAGTTTAAATTAAATTTTAAACTTTTATTTATAGTAATTAGCAAATAATACGATAGACAAACATGTGGAAGTAATATAATGAACATACTAGCGGAAGTAATACAATGGGCATACGGGCGGAAGTAATATATTGGACATACTAGCGGAAGTAATACAATGGGCATGCGGGCGGAAGTAATTAAATTATTCTTCTGATTCTGTTATAGGCACATCATTTATTTTTTCTTGTAAATCTATATTATTTAATTTCTTTAATAATTTTTGATCAGATTCGTTATATATTAAATTTTTAATTGCTATTAGTTTATAAGCTTTATAATTTGGATATTTTTTATTATTATTGGTGCCATCAATAAAAGATTTGTCATCATCATTTAAAACATCTAAAAATTTTGTTATTTTTGTGTATTTATTTTCTGGTATCTCAGCTTCTTCTAAAAACTGTTCAATATTTTCCAAATGACTGTTATATAAATCGTTAATAACTGTATCCTTAGATGTTAAAATAAATCTTGATCCATCAAATATATATGCAATGGTGTCTTTCATATTGGTAATAAATATATTACTATATTCAGGCAAACTTTTATTAAAATGCACTGTTTTTATTGATTCCTCAATACATAAACACTGTTTATTAATAATATTTAACATATCTTTACGAGTTAATAAACTTGCTAATTGTTCATTACCAAATTTAACATACGTATTATTTATAACTGGTCCGTTATTAATTGTCCCATTATTTGTTGTATTATTAGTATTATTAATTAATTGTTTATTAATTTTTTGTAGTGTTTTTGGATGTATTTTACAATTTTTTTCTAATAATTCTTTTAAAATATTTTTAATCTTAATATTTTCTTGTTCCAATTTTTTAAAATTATTTTTAATATCATTATTTTTTAATTTTATTTTACAGTCTTTTTCATGTCTTGATTTTGATTGTTGATGTTTATATATTTTACTACAATATTTACACATATAATCAGATTCATTTATGTTGTTATTATGCTGTGTAATGTTGTTATTATGCTGTGTAATGTTGTTATTATGCTGTATATTAATTGTATGAAATTTTTTATTGTGATTACATAGACTAGAATGACTAGAATAATTTTTATTACAAATATTACATCTAAATATTTTTATTGATTCATTATTTTCATTCATTAATATACTATACAAATTATCTTCTTAAATGATTTAATAAAAGTGAAAAATCACTTCATTTTTATAAAAAGTCCAGAGAGAGAGAGCGCGACTAAAAACATTCTTCCCCAGGAAAAATTATTTCAAATATTAAATTATTATTATTAAATTTTCATTTAGTTTTAATAATTCTAAATTAACATCATTTTTAATACATACCTTGCGCATGTAGTTCTTAATAATTCATACAAATAATACAATTAACTGATAAAACATAATTGATAATAAAAAAATTGATAAATTATAAATTAAAATATTAATTATATATTGTTAATAATGAATAATAAAAAAGATGCTGTATATAAATTTAATGAAAATATTTTAAAATTATCATTAAATGCTAATATTGATAATGCAAAATTGGAATGGGAAAAAATTTTAGAAGATAAAAATGATGGATTATGTATTTGTCAACATAAAATTAAAAATATTATTTATATGTATAATATATTAACAAAAAAAACAATAATGGTTGGATCACGTTGTTATAAGAAATTTAATTTTAATAATACAACTATTAAATCAAAAATATTAAAAGATATTCTAAAAAAAAATTTATTAGCAGGGGGAATATCAAATAATTGATAATGTAATTGAATATTCTAATACTATTCAACAACAACTTATTAATTATTTTGAAGATGAATTAAAATATAAACATAATATCAAAGAATTAGTAATATTATTCAAAGATATATCAATTCTGCAAAAAAGTTATAAAATTATTTTTTTGCAGAAATTATATTTTGAAATATATAATAAAATATTAAAATTAAAATATTTACAAAAAAACTTTATATTATTAAAAAATATTACTAATAAATTTAAACAAATTAAAAAAAAGTTATGCAACAAAAAAATAATAGATCAAAAAGAAAGTTTAAAAAAAATATTTGGATTATTTAAAGAATTGATTAAATCAAATAAATATAATAATAAGATATTAAAATACAAATATTTTATATTATTTTTACAAATAACTAAAAAATTAAAACAAATAATAAGTAGAAAACATAAATTTTTAGAAGAAAAAAATAAAAATATTATAAAAAAATATTTTACATTATTTATAAATATAATAAAACCATTAATTGAAATGAAAAAAGAATATAGTATAAAAATATATTATCAAAATAATAATTTTAATATTATTAAATTTAATACGTTAGAAGACTGTAATAATTATATTAAAAAATTTAAAATAATTGGTGATACTTTATATATTGATTGTGAAAATTTAAACAAAATAGTAAAAATAGAAATATATTTTAATAATGAAATTATTAAATTATATAATAAAATACATATATATAATAGACAACTATGTGTGTGTGGAATTTATGGTAATATACCATGTCAATGCGATGAACATGTTGTTAGTAAGTTCAATAATTCAAGAGAATCTGATGTTATACCAACACAATATGAATTAAAAAAAAATGGTTATTTCTATTGTAATATTTGTAGTAAATTTAAATGCAGATGTTATTAATAAATATTATTTTATTTATTTTTTAATGATATTATTGTTAATACATCTAAAATTTTAGATGTATATGTAATACTATGAACATGAGAAAAATAATTAAAAAGATAATCAGTTTATTTGATAAAACAAATAATATATTTGTTTTATCAATTATACACTTAAATAAATGTTATCTTATATATTTAATGAATACTGTAAAAATTAATGATATTGAATATATTAATTCTGAAGATATTTTTATAAAAGCACCAATTTATTGTAAGGATAGTAGAAATGGACGTGAATTAATTAAAAATAAATCAATTAAAGATTTTATTTATGCTAAACCAAAAGATAATAAATGGATTATATCTAATGGTAAATCATATAAATATGATAAAATATTATTATTAAAATCATTTATTGATACAATAACTGAAATTACTAATCCTGTAATAGTTGATGATAAATATGAAGTAGCACCAGATATTATTATATTAGAAAATCATGAAAAATTTAAAGATAGTGATGGTAATATAATAGAAATTGAAACAAGAGGAGATATGAAAGTAAATGGTATTTATTTTAAAGTAAAAGATATTATGGTTGGTTTTGAAATGGATAATATAATTACAACAATTCTTAATGTTAACTCAGTTTTTAAAGAGAATGAACATTATAAATATTTTAATTTGAAAAATATACAAAATTTAGAAAAAATAACAATTAAAAAAGAATTATATTTAACATACGAAGGTATGTTAAGAGTTTTATTTGCTTCTCATAATAAAAAAGTTAAACAATTTATTTCATGGGCAACAGAAACATTGTTTACAGTTCAATTAGGAAAACAAGAAGATAAAGAATTATTATCATCAAATTTATTAGGTGTTAGTATTAAAGCTGTTAAACAAGTTTTTAATAAAAATATTAGTACTGTTCCATGTATTTATTTATTGAATTTAAATACTGTTGATAAATTAAGAAATACTTTTAATATTCCTGATAACTATACAAATGATATGATTGTATGTAAATTTGGTTGTACCAAAGATATTGAATCTAGAATAAAAGATCATCAAAATACTTATGGTAAATTAAATAAAGTTGAATTAAATTTATTAATGTTTAGTTATATTGATCCACAATTTATTTTTGATGCTGAAACGGCAAAAAATAAAAATCTAAGATTTTTATTTTTTGCCATTACTTTTTAATAAAAAGCTTCACTTTTTTATTAAAATGAAACTAATATTAAAGATTATCTTTTCCAATATTTATATAAATATGATTCATATAACGAATTAATTATCATTAATCCAAAACAATTAAAACAAATTAAAAATCAATATAATATGATTCAAAATAATTATTCTGGTCATATTAAAGAATTATTACACCAAATTCACTGAATTAGAAAATAAATTAATATTTATTGAATCTAATATGAAAATAATTCAACAACAACATGATAATGAATTATTTATTGAAAAACAAAAAAATGAAATTATACTAGAAAAACATAAAAATGAAATTATACATGAAATACATAAAAATGAATTAAAAGATAAAGATATTCAATTATTAGAATATAAAATTCGTTTGTTAGAATTAAATAAATAACTAGATAACTTTAATATAGATTGCGAACGAAAAATAAAAAATCATAATATTTAGTAATTATGGTATTAAATAGAAAAAAAATTACTAATATTAATTTAAAAAGATATTATATTAAATAATAATGGAAATAACAGTATTAAAAACATCACGGAAAAAGACATTAAATTTTTATAATAAATATAAAGATATAGATTTTGAACAGATGAATGATATGATTGTAGATTTATTAGAGAATATAATTAATAATATTAATGGAGAGATGTCTAATTCAATAACTAAAGATTTAATATTAATGATTAAAGATCAAAATCATCAAATATCATCATTAAAAACCGATTTAGATTTAATGAAAAATAATATTGTTATAAAACTTTATGATATTAAAAAAGAATATATTGATGATATTAAAATATTAATTAATAAGAATGATAGTGATAATATATTTAAAATTATAGATAAAGTTGAAAAAGAAAACAATAAATTAATTCAGGAAATAATTCCCAAAACAAATACTTTATATTATACTCAATATGAAAATTTAATGAAAACATTCAAAGAAGAATTAAAAAATAGTAATCAAAATGATAATTTTGAAATTAAATATAATAATTTAATAAAGAATATTGAATCTTCATTAATTAACTATATATCAAAAACAGAAGATAGAATTCAAAGTAATATTACAGAAATTAAAAATAATGATATTAAAAATAATGAATCTCAACAAAAAATTAATGATGATTTAATTAAATATTTGGATAAATATAAAAATTCATCACTAAAAGGCGAAATAGCAGAAAATCATATAGAAAATTTATTAAATTCTATGTATAAATCTGCTGAAATAAAAAGAACAACAGATGAATCTAAAGCGGGTGATTTTCAAATGTGGCGTGAATCTTTCGTTCCTATTTTATTTGAAATTAAAAATTATAATGTAAATGTACCAACACATGAAGTAACTAAATTTGTTAGAGATGTTAATGAACAAAATATGTGTGGTATAATGATTTCTATTTCATCAGGAATTTGTAATAAATTTAATTATCAAATTGATATTACAGAAACTAATAATATATGTTTATATATTCATGATATGAATTATGATGCTGATAAATTAAAATTAGGTGTTGATATTATAGATAATTTGTATTCAAAACTGAAATTAAATACTATAAATCCGAATGAATATAAAATAAGTATGGAAACTTTAGAATTAATAAATAATGAATATCAGACTTTTATTGAAAAACGAACAATAGCAATTAATCATATAAAAGATTCATCAAAAAAAAGTATTAATTTAATTGAAGAATTAGAACTAATGAATTTAAATAAATTATTCAGTTCTAATTCTATTTTTACTAATACAAGTACTCTTAAATGTCCCTATTGTGATTTTGTGGGAACTAATCTTAAATCATTGGCTGCACATCAAAGACGTTGTAAAAAAAATACTATTAAATCTGAAATATCTACAATAATTGAAGAAGATAATATTAGTAAATCTGATACATCCACAATAATGCAAGATATTAATAATACTATAATATCTGATACATCCACAATAAGTGATGATATAATTTCTGGAACTAAAGTTCCAAAAAAAAATAAGAAACCAAGTAAATAAAATGTATTAATAAATTATTTATAATCACATTTTATAGCTATGTATGTAGATTCATCATTATCTAATTCAAAATTTAATATTAATTCAAATGGTTTACCGCAACCGTATATTAAATCATTTTTAATTAATTTATCACAATTTGCTTTATTTAAATGTAGATTAATTTGTTTACACCCTTGAAGATTTAAAATGCCGTTTTTTTTTTATAAAATCTACTTAAAGAAATATAACTAATATATATTAGTAATGAACAGTTATCAGTTCTGTCATGATTTACTCCCTTAATATAGGTATTTAGTTATAAAAACTATTATGCTTATATAATAAAAAGGATTAAAAACTAATCAGTTATAGTTGTCGCTATAACATATCCATAATTTACATATTCCTGAAACGGATAAACCTTTTAGATTTGCCATTAATCGGCATTTTAAATCTTCAAGGGTGTAAAAGTGTCTTTATAAACACCATGTCTAAATATTTTACAATTAATTTTATTAATTAATATTTTTGAATCGCAATGTGGGCAATTAATAATCAGCATTATAATTATAAATATTTATATAATTTAATATTTATAATTATCAACTTTTATTAGTCTAATAAAATAAATTCAAGAATAATTAAATAAAAAATAATCTAATGTGCAGACTGACTAATTGTATCACTAATGATTAATTAATTAATTATCAATACACTGATACGTATGACCAGCTACAGAAAAAATATAGTTATTCTCAAGTGATGTGTACCAAAGTGTCAAATCAGAATTTGTATACTGTTGACACCAAAAACATCTAGCAGTTATATTGCTACTGCCACCAGAAGAGCTAATGAAACAATCCTTCTTAATAGTTGGATATCTTTCTCTTGCACTGGATATAGAGAGAAGTTGTAAATTATCACTAGAAAAATCAAGATCTTCATGGACTATTCCATTTACACAATAGTCTGCTACATGTGTCTTTGATGTATCCTCTCTGGTTAGATTAGGGTAAACATGATGACGACGGCGTCTATCACCGTAGCTTTTATCAAAATAATTGATTTTGATAAAACCCCAATTATCTATCCAACAATTTCTACAGAAAAGCTGATTAGGATTATCCATATCTCTGGTATATGTAGGATCTGAATATAAATCTACATTGTCCACCTCACATCCACAACATCTGAAATTTCCATCTGTAGGCACAAAATACTCGCGTAGTCTGAAAGTAGTCATCTCAGCTTGATAATAATTTGAATAGAATACAAATTGTGTGTAGAATAGCACGATAAAATCGTAGATTGTATCCTTGCAATCAAAACTTTGTTTTAATTGCTACGGTAAAATTTTTAGAAATTAATAGAATTTAAAAATTATTTTTCAATTTTTTACATTTCATCGCAAAAATTAAATATACAATTATTATATAATAAAATTAATTTTATTATTTTGATTGTTATATATATACTACAAACTATTTTGTCATTAAGTGATATCGCAATTTAAAGTTTTTAATCTTTTAAGAATTAATTTTATTTTTCTACTTTGATGTACATAGTTTTTACATGGCAAATAGTTATAGGTGATGATTCATTTAATATAGTCATTTTTAGAATATTGAATTATAAACAAATTTAATCAATAAAAATTTATTGATTGCTTATTAACTGTACATAGGCTATGCTACCATAGAAATATGTAGAAAAGTAATCAATATGATCGCATCAACATTGATTCACATCTCTTAATTCATGGGGTGTCCTACAGAATTTTCAGTCTGACTCAGAGTCAGTAGCATACTGATCATGCTCAGGTGTCCATGGAGTGATGGTCAATGATTTTTTCTTGGTTGCTCTCACAGAGCTAACCTTGCTAGCAAAACCATTGATTACAAGCCAGAATGCGCGGTGTGCTCTGGAGTAATCGCCAAGCAACGGTGGAAAATATCGCGGTTCATCAAACTCGTCATCTGGCACATATTCTACACTAGCGTGGATAGGCTTTTTGGGCAAAAGAATAACATCTGGTGCAGTATCAACAAAGCGGACGTGTTTGGGTGTTTTGGATGGTGGTAGAGAATCTGTGCACATTGAAAGTACAACAAACGTTACAAAACAATAGTATCCAAACAAATGTAACAACTAATGTAATGAAACATGTACTTGAGCCAAAATGGCTACGGTACCAAGATGTTTTTTAAGACACTTGTTAATATTTTTTTTTTCAATTTTTTTATAAATATATATACTTTTATACAAGTCTGGTAACAAAATATACTATAATATTACTCTACAAATATATTAAAAAAATATTTTATAATTAATTATATGTATATACACATATATTTAAAATAATAACCTTGCCTATATCCATAACAATGAATACTAAATTTTTATACTATTTAGATACTGTATACATCTTGCCTTCTAGAATTTGTACAATTCACAGATGTAAAATAATAATTATAGATCAAGAAATGTAGGAATCTGTTTTTCATCAGGTGTACCTAGAAAATTATCAATGATATCGAAAAGCACAGGTTTTTGAAATTCATCAAATTTTTGTTTAATAAATTGTTTATACTCTGCTTCAACATCACCAGCATTTCTGAGGCAGATATAAAATCTAACCATCTTTCGGCCCATGAGAATCTGTTCCTGAATTTTTTGCATTTTGAGTTGCTCTTTCTTTTTCTTTCTTTCTAACAGATTATTTGCTATCTGTTGATGATATCTATCATCTGCTTGTTCAAAAGCATTGGATTCTGCTAGTTCAACTCGCTGTTCTAATGCTTTCATCAATTCATAACCTGATGATTTTGAATCTAAACTTGAGTTATCAAAAATAATAGGTCTAATAATATCATCACCATATATTCTATATATTTCAAAAGCATACTCTCTTATTGTTATTTGACTGATATCAACTTTATTATGAATACCTCGCCAATGCAAAAGATGATTTTTTGTGCACGCCAAACTTTTACAATTGATCTCGAGACAATACTTTTGATCAGTATGATTAACCTGTAAACCACGTGCATTGCAACTTCCATTGCATTTACCATCAAATCTGCACAAAGATGGTATGCATATGTATGTGTTAGGATGTCCTGGTGGATCAAAAAAGCATTTCATGCGGTTATCCATACTCATTCGGATGGGTATAAAAGTTTTAATTACGTCGAAACAAATGAAGTTTTTCTTTTTGCGACCAAGTCGCTACGGTAAAAATATATTTTTTTATACAATCCATTAATAAAAAAATAATCAATTTTTTTTATATATTATAAATTAAAATTAATAAAAATAATAAAACTTTATTATTTTTGGTCAATCTAAAATAATTACTGATCGATTACCTAGTTATCCAAATAGATTTTGGAAGGTCTGTACATAGGTAAGAGCAGATATTGTAGCATAGTCACGTGATCAAATGCTAATCTAAATACCAAGAGATTTTGAGGGTCGTGGCAAGACCCTCACCTTTCAGTTTGCATGCTCATTTGCAAGCTGCCGAAGAAGAGTAGATGTTGCAACACAGTCACGTGAGCAAACATCAGAACCCCACTCAGTAGAATGACTTGTCCTAGAACAAATAGCGCAAACAAACTCTTAAACAGGTGGACGTGGATCTTCATCCTCATCAGCATATGCTCTAGGATCTGAAGTTGCACATCTTCGTGAACAATATGTTGGTCCCCAACCTGTGTTTTCGCCACTCCATCCACAAATCTCACACACACACTCTGGATAAGATGGCGTGTAATTAGGTGATTGAATGATGCCGGCAATTTCAGCACACACCTCTGAATTAATTATTGAAACCATGTCGTTTTTTTAATAATGGTTTCATTTCTAATCGTGACAGTTTTGGTTTTCTTAGTAATTTATAATATTGATTAGGATTGTTATGTAATATATTTTTATTTAGTAATTCATCATTTAAACTTTCAAAAAATTTAGTGAATGATATTGAATTATCATTAAATGGTTTTTCATTAATTGGTTCTTCATTAATAATTATTGGTTGATAAATTTGTTTTTTATTAATAATTCTTGGTTGATAAATTTGTTTAGTATAATCATAATCATAATCATAGTCATCATAATAATAGTCATATGATCTAATATGAATTATTCTTCTTGATGGAATATAATTATAAGATGAGATTTTAGAAGAATAAAAGTAAGATCCTGTTGTTTCATTAAACTTAGACCAATCCAGAAAATTCCATATTTTTATTTTCATAAAATCAGGTAGTTTAAAAAGTATAATATATAATTCTATTCGTGTCGGTGTTGAATTTCTAACAGGACAACTATTCGAATGATATGGATACATATCAACTCTATTATTACAAATAATACATTTTGGTGTTTTTTTACAATAGATGCTATGAAATATTGATTGTCGATCAATAGTAGAACTGCATAAATAACCATTGCATTTCATTATTTTATTAAAAATATCTATTTCTTAATAATTATACCATCGTAGTAGGTGGTTACATTGTGATCTAGTGAACAAATTTTTTTCTTGAGCCAAAATGGCTACGGTAAAAAGTAAAAAAGGTTAAAACAATTAAATAATTAATTTTTCAAATTTTTATGTAAAATGAATTGTTTTATATATATATATATTTTTTTACACCTTTGGAGATTTAAAATGCCGATTTAAATTTAAAGAATTATTTCTATATATAATTAATGAGTTTATTAAGATTTATTCTTATAGTTATTTAGTTAATGCCTTATCAAAAGGTTACGCTTTATGCAATATAACTAATGACTACTCATTCATACCTATTTCACGATAGGTACTAATCAAATTTTTATACTATTTGGTTTTTCTTTGCTGTGAAAATCGGCATTTTAAATCTCCAAAGGTGTAAAATATTTGCAGAATTAATTGATTAAATTATTAAAAAATAAAAATTGAATTTTATTTCTTAATAAATTTATTATAAATATTTATACCATAGCTAAAAGAAATTGCATGCAAATTATGTTGATAACTAGATAAAATCGTGGATTTTATCGTAGGATAAGTTTTTCACAGCCACCTACTACGATGGCGTGTATGTGTGAGATTTGTGGATGGACTGGTGAAAATACCGGTTGGGGACCAACCTATTGTTCAAGAGGATGCGCAACTTCCGATCCTCGGGCATACGCCGATGAGGATTATGAGGATGCTATACTTCCTAGCAGACAGACATGTATTTGTCAAGTTTGTGGTTGGACAGGTGAGCACACAACTTTCAGCTAAACGGTAAATTTATTATTTAATAGATTCAAATTAATATAAAATTATATTTTTATGACTTGTACCGTTTTCTAATAAAATATATAATTTGTTTTGATTACAGCGGTAAGAGATTAATTAATGTTTTAATTTTTCTATTTATAAATAGAAAAATTGAAAAATAAAATATTGTATACAAAATAAAAGCCTGTACCGTAGCAAAATACACTTAAACCAGTTCAATTGTCATTAAATATAATTAGTGATATTAATTCTTATATTAAAAAAAAAAATAATACAAAATGAAAAAAGTTAGATTTGATAATACAATTTCTATAGAATATATATCTGAAACAGTATCCTCAAACATATTATCTAATAATATATCATATTATAATTTAAAAAATACTGATAATAGTAATGAATATTCGCATAAAGATATTTATCAATTATTAAGAAATGAAAATAGAAAGAAAAATCGTATTGAGCGAATATATTTAAATTCAAACAAAAAAGATTATGAATGTCCTACATCTGATCGTATTAATAATAAAAAATTTAATTTTTCATTTTCTTGTTTTGAAAGTATTACTATAAATATTTTTAGATATTATTAAATTTAATAGTAATAGTACATCTATTTTATTATTGTTAAAAATCATTTGTAGAACTTTGGAAGTTCTAATTCTAAAAGATTTGATTCTAGAAAAGAATGTAGTAATTTATTAAATTTGTATATAATTTATTTAGAACTAGTAAAATATAAATTAAATATTTTTAATAATGAAATAGTAAATAAACAAATGACTATTTTATAATATTAAATATTATCAGTATTACTAGCTTTATACATAGCTTTTTTTAAATTACGAATATAAGATTTTGTAATAGGAGGATCTAAGCCGGGAGGAGGATTAATTATTGGTTTTTTTTCATTTTTTGATATGATATGTGTAAAACTACTCATCATCATAGTAAATATTTGATTATCTGGATATAAAATACGTAATAATTTTTTATATTCATATTTAGTAGGTATTTTATCAACATATAATGTTAAAAGAATTGATGTAATAGTATCTCTTGTTACTATTAATAATTCTTTTATTGAATTTGTAGGCATATTATTATTTTCTAAAATATTTTTTTCAATAATTAATTCATATAATTTAATAATCATATGATTATATTGCGTTCTTTTTATAATATCAAGAAAATCTAATGGATTATAATAATTTATATAATCAGTAGGTAAAAAATCTTGAGATTTTACTAAATCATCATATATATTAAAAAAAGACATCAAAAAATAAATTTTTATTAAAATACAACTTTGTATATTTGATTGATGCAATTTTAATGCTGCGCAAAGGAATTCGTATATGAATTCTTTTGACTACGGTAAAATTTATTTTTTAAGACCTATTATAAAAAATAATTCAATTTTTTTATTATAAATGTTTTTTTGAATAGTTATTACAAAAAAAAATTGAATAATAAAAATTTTAGTAATTCCCAAAAATTTTAAACTTTTACCGTAGCCATTTAAGAACAAAGACTATACATTGTTCTCTACAAATTATAGCAATTTTGGAAAACATATATCTATTATTCTGTAAGATTTATAGCTAAAATCATGGCAGAAGAAACAGGCCCTACTGGTGTAGCAGAATTCGATCCATTTAACCATGGTGCAGGCAGAGGACAAGCTTTACAAGGCCACAGACAACGACAAAGTCAAGTGCCAAGACAAGGACAAGACCAAAGATACCAGCGCGACCTAATGAATGCATATGGTCCTGGACAAACCTTTCCCATGATGCAATCGCCATATGGTTTTGAACAATCACAGACTAGACAATCTGCTGAGGCAAGCTTACCTTTTGTGCCTGGTTTTGCACAACAAACTGGTGCTTTTAGTGGACAATTACCAGGATTTCCGACAATGCATCATGTTGCACAGCAAGCAGGTGCTAGCACTGGATTTTCTCCTATGCATCCAGTTGCACAGCAAGCAGTAGCTGGTGAACAATTACCAGTATATCCTGGTATTTCACAACAATTGGGTGCAGGGGGGGCAGATCAAGAACAAAGTGCAGATGCTACTGTAGGAAGAAGACAACCACTAGATAGTGGATACACACGATCTGGTGATTTTGAACAAGACAGAATGCAACAATATATGATGCAACAACAACCAAGATCACGAGAACCGCGTTTGCAGACTCACATAGCAGTTCGACATTTACAAAATGATCTAAGACTACCAACAGAGATTGAAGAAATGAATATAAGAAGACGAGAAGCAAATCTTTTAAGAGAAAAAATAGATTTTGAAAATATTATGGCAGATGAACGCAGTATGCTATCGATAAAAATGGAACAGTACGTGAAAATTGCTGAATCCAAATTTGGTATTGATACTGCACATGCTCAAGAATGGGTAAGTATGAATTTTGATTTCATTGATCATATGATCACAAATACAATTGATGCAAATAACATCAGAGATGAAAAAATGAATCAACGTAGACAGAAAAATGAAAAATACAAAGAGGATTTGGCCAGAATGATAACGGAAATACAAAGACGGGGCTGATAAAATTGTTATAAACGAAATAAATTAACAATTAATATTTTTTTAAATGATATAAAATTATAAAATATTTCATTATTTTTTAAATTTCAATAGAAAATTCTATAACTATACAAAAAAATTGAATTTGTTAATAGTTACATTAATCTCTAATTTTGATATCGTAGCCATTTTTAGTAAATTATGAATATTAACAAATTGTTTATATAAATTTACACAATTTGTTATTAAAAAATGGAAAATTTATTTTCAGATTTAAGAAATAGATTCAGAACAGGCTTGTCTGGTTTTTCATCAAATCAAGGATTTATTGATCGTCGCATAGCACCGATTGATTTTTTAAATACTGTAGCTAATACTAACATACAAGAAAGAGCAAGGGTGGATACTAATAATCCTGTAGCTGATACTAACATACAAGAAAGAGCAAGGGTAGATACTAATAATCCTGCTCGATCGAGTGCTGAATCCAGTACTGAAACAATAGATTTACATCAACATTTTCTTGATGTAAATAGGCGCATGCAAGAATTATCAGATGAATTAACAACACATAGAGAAGAATTAATATTAAGAGATGACGAAGAAAAAATAATAGAAAGTAAAATGATGAATAAGCATATATTTAATGAATATGTATCATTTATAATGGCAGAATTTGGTTATAATGATGAAGATGCTATCATATTTGTCAAAAAAAATTATGAATTAATACATCAAATTATTAATAATGAAATAGAGGCCAAAGAAATAAAAAATGTCGTTGAACAAGAAAGAATAAAAAAAAATGCAAAATTTAAAAACTATTTGGCAAAACATGAATTATCATTTTAAAATTATGATAAACAAACATTAATGATTATTTTATATAAAAAAAATTGAAAAAAAAAATTATAATGTGTAAATTATAATTTTTGTACCGTAGCAATTTTAACGTTGTTTAAATTGGGTAGGATAAAATTTACTATTTTACCGTAGCAATTTTAACGTTGTTTAAATTGGGTAGGATAAAATTTACTATTTTACCGTAGCAATTTTAACCATTTATTATAATGTATGGATATAATCCCCAACAAAATATAAATCCCCATTCTTATTATCTTGAAAAAATTATGAGAGATCAAAAACAAGATAGATTAAAAAAAGAATTCAATCAGACATTTTTTGATATAAAAGAAATGCAAGAGGAAAGAGAAAGATTAGAAAATTTATATGAAATTGCTTTTTTACAATTTTATAGAGGGCCTGTAAGCTCACAACAATTACAAGGAATACGACAATCCATTAAATCAAATTTTAAAGAAATAGATGAATATTTTCAAACTGAAATAGAAAATAATCGTTTAATCAAAGAAAAAAAAAGAGAAAAAATGCAAAAATTTGAAGAAGATCTTGAGATGAAGAAAAAATTATTAGCAGATCCTGAATCTTTAAAAAAATTTATGGACAATTTAATTTTGGGTAAAACAACATATTCACAGCAACAACAGCAACAACAGCAGAAACCAATAAATTTGCATGTCTTGTATGATAGTGATTTTAATGATCTTGTAAAATTAAAAGATCATTGTCCATGGTTTATTAATCATATGAAACAATTAGCACATCAAAAAATAATACCTCATTTGAAAGGAAATATAAATTTTGATATTCCTCGTAAATTTGCAATAGTTTTAAATAATTTAAGTGAGTATCAGTTCAAAGAATATCTTGATAGTTTATATGAGTATCGTTCAAAAACTGGATACCCTTTAGAGCAAGCAATAAAAAAATATATACCATATCACCTTCAAATTAAATTATCTGAAAAAGAAAAAGAAAAAAGACTTAAAATGATGTATAATTAATTTAAGTTATTAACATATTTATTTTAGATATAAAAAAATTGAATATTTTTATAAATAAGTATTCATATAAATATTTTTTTTTACCGTAGCCTATATTATTGTCAATGATCAAAATAAAAGAGCTTTAATTTTTTGCTAGCATAGACAACATAATTTTTCATTATAAATAAGACTTTGCTAAATAGATTAGCCTTATATTTACGCATTTTTAATTAATTAAAAATGCAATCTGCAATCAGTGATTATGAAATGAATATGTATTTAGATGCATTTGTATCGATGAATAAATATGTATCTAAAAATAATTCAGAACAAAATTTTACACCTTATCAAAATAAAAAAAAATTAAAAATAAATAAAGAAAAAGTAAAGATATACAATGCATTAACGATGGTTTATAATGAATTAATTGATACAGATAAAGAATTTAAAAATAAACAATATAAAACAAAATATGTAGCACCACATCTATTGGAGCTACCTCAACAAAATATTGCTCAACAAGTTGCACAACAACAGGTATCTCAACATGTTGCTCAACAACAGGTATCTCAACAAGTAGCTCAACCTCTAACACAGCAATTTCAGAAACAAGACAATGTAGAAAATTTTTTAGCAGGAATTTGTGAAGCGCCTGGATGTAATCGCCATAAACGTGTTGGAACACCAGCACAAAATTATAAATATTGTGCTGGTGATATTTGTGGTAATAGATTATTAGTAAGTAGGGGTTCAGGATTATTGGTTAGAGGTGGTCCAGGATTATTGGTTAGAGGTGGTCCAGGAATATTGGTTAGAGATAGTCCAGGATTATTAATAAGGGATAGTCCAGGATTATTGTTTAATGGGGGTCCATCATTACCATATTATGGTGGCTATGGTGTTATAGCTGGTTTACCAATTGGAAAAAGACTAATATTTTGATTGATTATCTTTACAATTATGTTTATTTACAGAAGATAAACATCGTATTAGCATTATAAAATATATATAAATATACATTTTTTTATCAAATATAAAAAATTGAAAAAAATTAATAAATAATTTTTGGTTTTACTATTTAATGAAATTAAAATATAAATTTAATGATTTTATTAATAAAGAAACTTTAAATACAGAATATAAAAAGTTTACTTTAAATATGTCTAGTTTACCAATAGATTTAAAACTAGCAGAATATTATTGTACAACATACAAATTTGAATTTAATAATTATATTGTTCAGAATATATTTAAATATTTCGAATGTTTTTTATTAAAATATGTATGTGCATTTATAAATTCTAATATAAATGGTAAATTTTATATAGGTGTAAATGATTTAGGTTTTATAGAGGGAATACCATTTATAGGATTACTGCCAAAAAAACAAATAAAAAATAAAATGTATAAAATGTTATTAAATAAAATAATTTTTAAAAATAATTATAATTTTAATAAATTTATTAAAATTAAATTTATTAAAATTGCGTCACCAAAGAAACCTGAAAATTTAATACATCCAGAATATACACAATATTTAAAAAAAAAAGAAGAAAATGCAGAAATATATAATAAATATTTAAATGATATTTCTATTTGGAGACATAAACATAAATTTTATACACAAAAATTAGTAGATTTAATCAATAATACTAATTCTAGAATTTTAATAAAAGATTATATTAAAAAGAAAGATCCTAATAATAATTTAATAAAATTACTTGACACAGATTTTAAATTAGAATATAAAACTAATGCTGAAATAATTAATTTGAAAAAAAAACCTGATAATATATACTATTGGGTAACAAAATGGAAAGATGAAATGTGTAATAAATTAAAACAAACTAAGCCAATTTATAATGCTGATAATAATTTTAAATCAATTCCATTTAATCTAATAATAAGTGTAAGTAATATGATACCATATTGGATACATAATAATGATAATATAACATTAACTTTAATTATAATAGAAATAAAATCAAAATCATTAAATTTACAATGTAAATATTATGATTATTATTATAAAAAATGGATGAGTTGTATAAGAGGTATTTCACAATTGGGCGAACCAGAAATTCAGAATAGATATTAAACTTAATAAATATGGTTAATATGTTAAATATATTTATTTTCTTTCAATTAAAATATAATAAGTACCCTCTAATAATCCATTTATAAAAGTAACAGTTATATTGGAGATTATTTTACATAATATATTAGTAATTTTATCTTGAACAACATCATTATTTAAAAAATAATATTTTGAAAAAACATATGTTATATTTTTAACAGTTATTAATAACATATCATTTCCAATATTTAATGCAATAGTTTCTGTAAACGATTTATTGTAATTATGATTTAATGTATTAATTTTTATTATATATGGCATACATGAATTAATACAATCATTAATTAATTGCAAATAAGCTATTTCAAATGCTTTACTATAATAATAATTAACAATTTTATCATTAATAGTTTTATCTAAAAGAAATGAATAATTTGTATAAGTTGTTAAAATTTTATTACCAATTCCTAAGGAAACATTTGCAAGTATAGATGCAAACGATATATATATTGCTGGATTTATTAATAGTTTAAAAATTTCATTATCTGATATCAAGTTTATTAAATTATTTCTAATAGATTTTTGTAAAAAATCTTTAATATAATTAGTATTATCAATGTTTATTTTATCATTTACATTTTTATTTAGATCAGATAAAATATATGATTGCATACTTATTTTATCATTTATTTCTGTATTTTCGTTCAATAATTGCCATTCTTCATTATTAGATTTATTATCAGAATCTAAATTATCATGATTAATTTTTATATTTTTGTTCATATCTTCACATTTATCATTATTATTTATATTTAAAGTATTATCATTATCAGAATTTATGTTAATATCTTCATCATCATTTTCATATCTATCAATATTATTATTTATATCATGATTATTTTCATTAGAATTATCAATATTATTATTTATATCATGATTATTTTCAGTAGAATTATCAATATTATTATTTATATCATGATTATTTTCAGTAGAATTATCAATATTATTATTAATAGATTCATCTATAGATATTTCGTTAATCCTTAATTCAAAACAAGAAGAGTTTTGAATTTCTGTATTTACATATCTTTTTTTATTCTTCATTTATATTATTATAATTGATAAAATTATATATCTTTTTAAATATTTAATCCATCTATATAAAGATTGTTTTCAACAATCTAAAATATTACATACATCATCTAAACTTACATTATTTAATGGCTGATAATTTATAATCTTCATGGGTGTAAATTATTCAAATAATTTTATATTATAAAATAATTCATCTAATTTGATTTTAAAATTATTTGAATAATTAAATTTTAAATTTTTTGGATTATCTATTAATGTTGAATAAAAATTTAATTTTAAATTATCTAAATTTTTTTGTTTTATATAATAATCATTTAATTTTTTATAAGCGTCTAATTTATTATTTTCATATAAATTATAAAAATGTAGAGATTCTAATTTATTAAAATTATTATTTAATTCGAATTTATATATTTTTGAATCATATTTTAGATATTTCATAATTATATTATTATTATGAAAAAGTTTTTTTATAATAATTTCATTTTTATTGAGATTATTTTATATTCTTTTTCATCATTTTTATAATTTGGAAACGAATAATATATATTTACACCATCATTAATATTTTAATTATAAATAATATATTCATAATTAAAGTTTGTATAATCAAAAGCTGTATTTGTTGAATCAGAAAAAAAAAATGCTTTACTAATAATAAAATTATTATAATTATCATCTAATTTTTTTTTATATTTGAATCTAATTCTCTTTCTAAAGAATGAGAATTTATTGAATAAATATTAGATAAATATTCTAATATATAATAATTAAAACTACTATAATCATTTTAATTATTAAAATCAATAGGAATTGTATATTGATTATCATTTATAGTAGTAAATATCTTAAAAAATAATATTATTATTAATTTAGAATAATAAATTAATTGTTTAATAAATAATTAATATTTTTAACTCCAATATTTATAATAAATATTATAAATTAATCATCTGTCGCAATTAAATTAAAATCTAAGTTAATTATATAATGTTTTCAACTGAATGTATTGGACCGTGTTTACCTTATTGTTCAAATTTGCCTTCTATGTACATATATAACATAATTAGTTTTATAATAGGTATAATAATTGGTATTATAATTGGATATTTTTATGAAAAAAAAATAAAAAATGAAAATTTAAACTAATTATTAGTTATAATTTTGTTTATATTTTTAATTTATTAACTCAGTCTAAGTTGATTCAGTATCATTAATTAAATAAAAATAAGATCATCATTAAAAATAACTATACAATTGATACTAATTAAACTGATATAATAATTAATTATGTTAATTTAGTAAAATGGTTAAATATTAGAAAAGATAGTTTAAATGCACATATTAGTAGATACATATAAAATATCATTAAAATTCGGGATAAATATCATTATATAATTTATTGTATTTATTTAATAAATCATTTAGATTAATTCCAGATTCAACTTGTTTAAAAAAAGATAAATGAGATACTATAAAGTCTGTATATAAAAAATTTTTAAATTCAAAATTATTAACATAATCTACTGTTAAATTAGTTTCATCATCAGTAAAACAATCTTTTATTTTATACCAATTTTTTCCTAAATAACCAAAAAAATTAATACTAAATCTAGTATCAATAGGTATTACATCATTATTAAAATTATAATTTATAAAATTTTTATAATTATCTATAAAATAATTATGTAATATTTCTGCTTTTGTTCCACTGCTCCATAAAGATCCATTAATTCCCTTATTTGGATATTCTAAATCTATTAATGATTTTGGAATTAAATTATATTTATTTTGTTGATAATATGCACTAACACCATTATTAATAATATTGGCAAAAATTAAATCATAGTTATCATTATTATTTATAAATTCTATAAAATTTGGTAGTTTTAATAAATCTATAAATACAATATCATCATCGCATTTTAAAATAATATCATTTAAATATTTAGAATCTGTATAATATTGATAATAATTTTTCCAACTTTTTTCACAAGTATCCATTAAAAAAAATCCCTTATTTTCAATTTGAAAATAATCTAATTCACCAACTGCACCATGTCCAGTTTTAAAATATATTTCTTTAAAATCGAATTTATTTTTAATTATTTGTGAAATTTTTAATTCATTATTTTTATAAATTCTCAGACTATTATCTACTATTTCAAATTTAAATAAATTTTGTTTATTAGAATCAGTCATATTATATTCTAATAAACTAAAAATTTCTATATTATTTTCTCTAATAACAGATTTTCTATTTGACCAGCCTCCTAAAACAATTACATATTCTGTTTCAATATTATTAATTTTAACATGAATATCATTAGATGCTTTAATAAATAATTCAAAAGAATTATTTTTTATTAATGGTTTAATTTGAACATAATTACCAGCATTAACAGAAGATGTTCTTTTTAAATTACTTATTGTTTTAATATAATTTTCATCATTAATATTTCTTGCAATATTCCAAATATGTACTTCATCAATAATTTTTAAATCTAGTGCTTTTTGTAAATATTTACATAATATTTTTAAATTATTTTCTCTTCCTGCAAAAATAGTAAAAATAGTTTTTCTTAATTTTTTTTCATTTATAAAACCATAATCACCATCACCACCATTACTACAAAATAAAGGATTACAACATTTAATATCTAAAATTTTTTCTATAAGTGGTAATGATTCATTATTTTTCATTGCATTTAAATTATATTCAGTATGTTGTAATTCAATAATCATTCTTTTTGCATTTTTTAAAGTATTAATACCTCCTTTGATTATATCAATTTCTGAACCTTGACAATCAATTTTTACTAAATCAGGTAATGGATATCCTTGTTCTGTAATAATTGTATCTAATTTTTTGGTCATTTTTTCAATATATTTATTTTCAGGGAAATATTTTCCATTTTCACAACCTATTTCTCGATAGTATGAATTTCCACCTGGATAATATTCATTTTGATAAAATTTTACTATTTTATTATCATCATCAGATAATACACCAAGATAATATTCATATTCTTTATATAAAAATTCAACTTCAGAAAATGCATCAAATAAAATATATTTAGCATTAGGCCAAATTTTTTTAGCTTCATTTGTCCAATGCAAAACACAACTACCTATATCATAAATAACTTTAGGTTCAAATCCATTATTTTTTAAATTTAATAAATAATCAAAATGAGCTTTTGGTAAATGATTTTCTTTACTTAATTTTGTTAAATGATTATTTAAATTTTCAAATCTATCATTACTTATATAAGTACTTATTTCTTTACTTATTTTAATATTTGAAAATTTTTCTTTTAATAATAAACCTTTTTGAATAAATGAATTTCTAATATCTTCATTTTCATCTAACCATTTAATTTTTTCAAGATAACGATCTAAAATAGGATATCCAAAAAAATGATTTCTTTTTTTCCAATATTTTAAATCATCTTCATTTATTATATCAGCTGTATCTATGTAACAGATAGCATCTCCATATAATTCTTCATAAACTTTAATTTTTGGTGTGATAACAATTGTTCCACATAATAATGCTTCTAAAACTACATATGCAAATGTATCATAATGTATTTGATTATTATCTAAATTTATTAAAGGATAAATAAAATATTTGCTTTTAGAAACATCATTTAAAATTGTATATTTAGATGAATTTTCTGATATTTTTATTTTATCATTTTCTGATTGAAATAAATTTTTATAATTATTATCATAAGTATTTGTAAATAAAATATAATTATCTAAATTTTTTAATATTTCTACTACCATTTTATAACCTCTATCTATACAAGCAAAATAGCATAGACTATTTTCTTTTGTATTATTTAAAGATGGAATATCAACTAAATCAATAGAATTATATATTAAAATATTATTATATTCATTTAAAAAAGGTTGAACATTTAAAATATTAGTTTTTGCAAATTCTGATATATAACCAATAATAATTTTATCTTTATCAATACTAAATAATCTATCATAATTAACTAAATCATTTTGAGTTAAAATAATAATTTTATAAAAATATTCTATTTTATCTAAAACAATTAATGAGCCACAATCATGTGTAATAAAAATATAATCACATACTATTTTTTCCAAATTTTCTAAATTGGAATATTGTACATTTAAATAATTTCTTTCTATTATATTATTTGTTGTTGAAATAATTTCAACATTAAAATTTGTATTTATAGCAAGACCTTCTGCTAAATACATTAAAGCAGAATGACTTCCAGAAATACCATTCTCATGTCTAGCAGTATAACCATTCCATTTAATATTAAAATTATCAATAAATAAAATTCTCATTATAATTATATATAAAAAAAAACTATTTTTAAATCTTTTTTTGGTTTTTAAATAAATAAATTTTTTAATATAATGAAGTAAATCTAAGTATTATTGGTATATTCATACTTCCATTTTTTAAAATATTTCCTCCAACATCGGGACCATTATTAATTAATGAAGAGCTACTAAATAAATTAGATATAAAATAAATTGGAAAATCCCAACTAGTATTAGCAAAATTTAAATTTCCTGCTACTGTAGCACCCGAAGTTCGATTTAAATTTGCCCATGTATATTCAACATAATTTTTCCATGTATTATTTGTTAATAATAAAGCCATATTTGCGGTTATTCCAGTTAATAAAGTTGTATTACTAAAATCAGTTTGATTATAAATAGCTGCTTGAGCTTTAGCATTACCGAATATTTTCGTAGCTATAATTTCAAGTAATCGAAATGATAAAGTTTGTCCTTGTGTATTAATAGTATTATATGCATAAGTATTAATAATATTATTATTTAAAGATGTTATAAATGCAGAATTAGTATTAAATATAGTTCTTAATAAAGTTTGATTATAAACTAAATTTAGTAATGCTGAATTACTATTTGTACTTGCAGTATTTACTGTTACTTTACCATTATTTAGATAAAACATACCGGTTGGATAAGCTCGATTTGTAAATAATGTATTCATTGCTCTATTACCTCCAGATTGTAAATTTATAGTTATTATATAATCATATAATGCATTATTCATTAATATAAATTAAGTTAAATTATTTTAAATAGTTTTTTATTTTGTGTATATTCTAAATATTTAGATAATATAATATGTGAATATTCTAAAAAATCGCGTCGTATAACAATATTCATTAATGGATTAGCTGATTTTAAATCAGGAATATAATTAATTTCATCTATATCTAAAAAATCTATTTTTAAATCTTTTTTTGGTTTTAAAACAAATAAATTTTTAGGATACCACCACGAATGCATAAAATCTTTGATATTATCACCAAATAATTTTTTTAATTCATATGTTTCTTTTATATCAATATCATAATCATATTTATTAAATAAATTAATCCAATAAATAAATGATTGTTCATTAACATGAGTTGGATTTTGATTTAAATCTTGCATAACTGTTGCAGATCCAAAATAAACTCCTTTTGGATTATTTACTAATAATAATTTAATAAAATTTTCAGCAAATTCGGGTTTTATATGTTCTGCAACTTCTGTAGTTATAACATATTCAGTATTTGGTATTAATAATTTATCAATTTCTTTAGTAAAATCCATAATTTGATATTTATCTAAATTATTTTCATTCCATACTGATTTTGCTGATTCTGATCCTTCTAAACCATATGCATCGATACCTTCTAAAATTAAACATTCAACTAATAATCCGTGACCACATCCATAATCAGTAATATTAGTAATTTTATTTTTTAAATAAGAAGCAAATAATTTATAAATGGTTAAATTATTTTTATGATTTTCAAAAAATGTATGATTATAAGTTTTAGATAAATCATTTGAAATATTATTAGGAAGTAACATTAATTATTATATAAAAATAATCTTTATATAATAATTAAATAATATTTTAATTTGTAGTATAAAAACGTACTAATAATGGAATATTCATAGAGCCATTTGCTAATTGTACACCTCCTACATTAGGACCATTATTTAGTAAGGCTAAGTTACTATAAGTAGTACCATTTACAACTGATGCATCAAATAAATTTACTTGTAAAAATATTGGAAAATCCCAAATTGTATTTTGAAAGTTAAAATTAGCTGGTTGATTTACATCAATTGTACTATTTACATTGTTTGTTGTTTGTGTTTCAATTCTATCTAAACCAACATATATATTGAATATATTTAATTGCATTTGTGTATTTTGTATTACATTATTAAGACCATTTTGAATTTGATTTAACATACTATTTGGTACTGTAAATGGAGCATAAAAATCTGTCTCATTATAAATAGCAGCTTGAGCTTTCGCACTTCCGAAAATTTTAGTCGCTACAATTTCAAGAATTCTAGATGATAATTTTTGATTACCACTATTTAATGTATTATAAGCAAATGTATTAGTTACATTACTATTTGCAGATGTGATATTAGTATAGTTACCAAGTAAAAAAGTATTTAATACTGTATTATTAAATGCTAAATTAAGTGCAACATTATTTAGAGAATTTGTATTAACAATACCATTATTTAGTAAACCTTGTTGATAATTAGCATAACTAAATAATTGATTTCCACTAAAACCTGCTGCAGTAACATTAATATTTAAAATATAATCATAACTAGAAGTAGTAGCAGTAAGACCATTCTGGGCATATAAAGAAGCATTTTGCGTTACTGTAAAAGGAGAATTTATAAAAAAAGTACTCATATATAAATATATATATATTTTTTTTTAATATTTAAAAAATATTTTAATTTGTAGTATAAAAACGTACTAATAATGGAATATTCATAGAACCACTAGCTAATTGTACACCTCCTACATTAGGACCATTATTAAGTAATGCTAAGTTACTGTAAGCAGTGCCATTTACAACTGATGCATCAAATAAATTTACTTGTAAAAATATTGGGAAATCCCAAATTGTATTTTGAAAGTTAAAATTAGCCGGTAGTGTTACATCATTTGTACTATTTACATTGTTTGTTGTTTGTGTTTCAATTCTATCTAAACCAACATATATATTGAATATATTTAATTGCATTTGTGTATTTTGTATTACATTATTAATACCATTCTGAATTTGATTCAACATACTATTTGCTACTGTAAATGGAGCATAAAAATCTGTGTCATTGTAAATAGCTGATTGAGCTTTTGCACTTCCGAAAATTTTAGTTGCTACTATTTCAAGAATTCTAAATGGTAATTGTTGATTTGCGGTATTTAATGTATTATAAGCAAATGTATTAGTTACATTACTATTTGCAGATGTGATATTAGTATAATTACCAAGTAAAAAAGTATTTAATACTGTATTATTAAATGCTAAATTAAGTGCAACATTATTTAGAGAATTTGTATTAACAATACCATTATTTAGTAAACCTTGTTGATAATTAGCATAACTAAATA